CGTGGGAAGCGGCGTGGGAAGTGGTAGATGCGGCGAATGCGGCGTATGAAGCGGCGGAAGCGGCGGAAGTGGCGGAAGCGGCGGAAGCGGCGCGGAAAGTGGCGCGGGAAGCGGCGAAAGCGGCGAAAGCGGCGTGGGAAGCGGCGCGGAAAGTGGCGAAAGCGGCGTGGGAAGCGGCGAAAGTGGCGCGGGAACATTCGGAGCTAGAATAAACATGCTTGTCCCAGTCTACGACATAAAGAATTGTGGTCCACGCCATAGGTTCGTAGCCAACGGTAAATTGGTCCACAACTCCGACAAATTAAATCTACAGAATTTACCCAGCCGGGGGGGCAATACATTGAAGTCCGCCATTATCCCCCCCGCGGGGCATCTGGTCATCGACTGTGATAGCAGCCAGATTGAAGCGCGGGTGCTGGCATGGGTAGCGGGCCAGATGGATTTGGTACGTGCCTTTGCATCGGGGGAGGATGTATACAAGATTATGGCGTCTAAGATATTTATTAAGCCAGTTGACGAAATTACCGAGCAGGAGCGTTTCCTTGGGAAAACAACAATATTAGGCTGCGGGTTCGGTATGGGGGCGGAGAGGTTCCAGGCGCAGCTAAATAATGTTGGGGTTGTTCTTGAACTTGAGAGCTGTCAAAACATAATTGCTACCTATAGATCCTCCTACGAAAGGGTTGCCGGACTATGGAAGCAAGCGCAACGTTGCCTAGAGGCACTCTGGGTGGGGCAGGTTGCCCCGATAGGTGTTCGTGAGGATGCCGTATACCTTGGGCTGGAAGGGTTTACGCTGCCTAGTGGATTTATTCTACGGTACCCCGACTTGCAGAAGGACACCGGAGGGCAGTTTAGCTATAAGGCCCGCAACGCTCGTACCAAAATCTATGGCGGAAAGGTTGTTGAGAATTTAATCCAGGCTGTAGCGCGGTGTGTTATAGCTGAGCAGATGGTGTGGATCTCCGCGAAGTACCGACCGGTCCTGACCGTTCACGACTCAGTCACTATCGTGGCGCCGTTGGCGGAAGCTGAAGAGGCGGCGCAGTGGGTTAGAAAATGTATGAGCAAATCCCCTGTATGGGCACGGGGGTTGCCCCTAGCCTGCAAGAGTAGTTTCGGGGAGAATTACGGGCAAGGTTTAATGCACGGGGATAACTAAATGAATGCTTGGTCTTATTCTTCTCTTAACTTATTTAAGCAATGTCCTCGGAAATACCACCGGCTGCGGGTTGTAAAAGATATAAAAGAAAGCGCGGCTGAACATCTAATCTACGGCACAGAAGTACACCGGGCGGCGGAAGAATACGGCAGAGATGGTACCCCCATTCCACAAAAATTTAGTTACATAAAGCAATATGTCGATGCGCTAACTCAAGCTCCAGGCATTAAATACTACGAGTATAAAATGGGGTTAACCCGCGAACTTGAGCCCTGTGATTTTAACGCGGACCAAGTTTGGTGGCGCGGAATTGCAGATTTTATAGCGATTCCAGAAGGCGGCAAGACCGCTATTTTGGTTGACTATAAAACCGGCAAGTCCGCGAAGTAAGCTGATACGACGCAGTTGGAGCTTCTCGCGCTTGCAATTTTCGCGCATTTTACTCACGTTGTTGTTGTACAGGCGGGGCTACTTTTTGTTGTCAGCAAGGAATTTATTGAAGTTGAACTTAACAGGGCTAATAAAACAGAGCTTTGGAAAAAATGGATACAAGAAACAGGCAGACTGGACGAGTGTTTCGCGCACGAAACATGGAATCCGAAGCCTAATTTTACTTGCCGTAAATTCTGTCCTGTTTTAGATTGCGAACACAACGGTAGAAACTAAGGTAAGGAGTTTGGCGATGCCCTATAAAAATAAACCGAGACCCTACGGAAAAGAATACCAGCAGCAACTTTCCCGCGATGAGCATGGAAAACGTGCGACTCGCGAACGCGCACGGTATGAGTTTGATAACCCCGGTAAAGACGGTAAGGTTGTCGGTCGCAAGGGCAAAGATATTGACCATGTTAAACCTCTGAGTAAAGGGGGCACCAATACTCCCAAAAATCTTATGCTGAAGACCCCCCACGACAACCGGAGTTTCTATCGTGACTCCGACCATACTGTTAAGAAAAACGTACCCAGAAAGAAGAAATAAAGTAGATAATGGAAATACTAGGTAGCACGCACCTAGCAGTGCGGACAAGAAACCCAGGAAAAATACAGACCGCGATACCTAACAGTAAAATTCTCAAAACAGAAGGAGATATCCACACTGTATCGGTAGAGTGGGAACTTAGAGAAACCCAGATACTATCCCAACTGCACGTAAAGAACGTCCCCAGCCCAATCCTGCGGGACTATAATTGGCCAGGAATGCATAAGCCGATGCACCACCAACGCACCACGGCTGAGTTCCTATCCATGCACCCGAGGGGGTTCTGCTTTAACGAGCAGGGCACCGGTAAGACGGCCAGCGCGATTTGGGCCTCCGACTACCTGCTAACCGCAGGCTACATCAAACGGGTGCTGGTAATTTGCCCACTATCCGTTGTACAGGCTGCGTGGTGTCAAGACCTATTTACGTTTGCGATACACCGTAGAGTTGGTATTGCGCACGGCAGTCGAGATAAACGCAGAGATGTTATTAGTAGAGATTACGAATACGTCATAATAAATTACGATGGCGTAGAGATAGTAGCCAAAGAAATAGCGGATGCTAAATTCGACCTCATCATAATAGACGAGGCTAACGCCTATAAGTCAACGAGCACCAAGCGGTGGAAAACCATGAATAAGTTGGTGACGGATTCGACGTGGTTATGGCTGATGACTGGCACTCCCGCTTCTCAATCTCCCGCCGACGCCTACGGCTTAGCCAAACTGTGCGTCCCCAGCAACGTCCCCCGGTTTTTCACTTCCTTCAGAGAGTCTGTGATGTATAACCTCACAAGGTTCAAATGGGTGCCGAAACCCGACGCAGCCCTTAGAGTACACGCCGTGCTGCAACCGGCAATCCGGTTTGAGAAGAAAGACTGCCTCGATTTGCCGGAAGTTACTCACGTTGACCGCTACGTTCCGCTCACTCCCCAGCAGCAGAAATACTACGACATCCTCCGCAAAGAGTTTCTTATGCAGGCGGGGGGTGAAGAGATAACATCGGCTAACGCAGCGGTTAATCTCAATAAATTGCTACAGATATCCGGGGGGGCAGTTTACTCCAATACAGGAGCTGTTCTTGAGTTTGATGTAGCGAACCGCCTGTATGTTGTGGGGGAGGTTGTCGCTGAATCCTCGAACAAAGTATTAGTGTTCGCTATGTTTACCCATACGGTAAACTTACTGAAGACTTACTTAACAAACAATAATATTCCTTGCGCGGTTATCGACGGTAGTGTTACCGCCACTAGACGGAACGACCTAATTGTGCAGTTCCAGTCCCGGGGGGCTGCTGACCTAAAGGTGCTGGTGATCCAGCCAGCAGCGGCAGCGCACGGGATTACGCTGACGGCGGCAGACACGATTATTTGGTACGGGCCCTGTACCTCTATCGAAATTTATCTGCAAGCCAACGCCCGCATCGATCGCAAGGGACAGAAAAACGCTATGACTATCGTGCATCTTTCTGGGAGCCCTGTAGAGCGTAGACTGTATAGAATGCTCCGAGAGCGGTTACACGACCATGTGAAACTTATTGATTTATATAGGGAAGAAATATCTACTTAGTTTTTTCGCGGGGATGTTGACTGAGTACATAAATATGCTACGCTACACCTATAAACTATAAGGAACCAACGATGATCGAAAATATAGAGGGGTTGGTCGCCGAATACATTGGTCTTCGGGATAAAAAACAGGCGGTGCAGAAAGAGGCCGACCTTAGAGTTGCGGCAATTGACGCGGAGATGCAAGGGATTTCTTCGGTGCTGCTGGATCGGTGCAAAGACATTGGCGCGGATAGTATCCGTACTGTTTTTGGCACCGTTATTCGCTCGGTAAAAGCCAGATACTGGACGAGCAACTGGAGTGCGCTATACGCCACCATTGTCAATAATGATGCGTTCGAACTCCTTGAACGGCGTGTTCATCAAACCAACATGAAAACCTTTCTGGAGGAGAATCCTGATATTCACCCAGAGGGTCTTAATGTAGATAAAGAATACGTGATTACTGTAAGACGTAAATAAGGAAACTTAGAAAATGAGCGATTTGATTTTATCGAGTACAGGAGCGGTTCCTGACCACATCCGCGATGCAGGTCAGTCAGAGTTGACTAAAGGCTTGATGCAGAGAATGGGTGGGATAAGCACGAAGCGAATTTCTATTCGAGGGAAAATGTTTCGGTTGGTGGTTGGCGGGGAGGAAGTCGCCAAGCGTGCGGAGCGGCTGGATGTTGTCGTGGTGAACATAGCTAAAGACGTTTCCCGCACCTATTACGAAGGTGCCTATGACCCCAAGGCAGAGGCCGCGCCCCCGACCTGTTGGTCAACGGACAGCAAAGTGCCGCATCCAAGCGTGCGCGGGCCGCAGCATAGCAACTGCGCCGACTGCCCCATGAACATCAGTGGGAGCGGGCAGGGCACTACTCGGGCGTGCCGATTTAAGCGTCGCATTGCCGTGGTGCTGGCCGAAGACCTGGATGCCGGTGTCCATATGCTGGAGCTTCCTGCAACGTCGCTGTTTGGTAAAGGCAGGGACGATAGGACGATGCCGTTTGAGCAGTACTTTAAATATATCGCCAGCCAGAACCACAGCATTGATCATCTGGTGACCCGGATGCGGTTTGACGACGATGCGGATACCCCGAAGCTGTTCTTTTCAGCGGTCTCATTCCCTACTGCGGAGATGATGCCGAAGCTGGCCGAGTACGGCCAATCGGCGGAGGCTAAGGCAGCGGTGCTCATGACAGTATATCAAGTGGATAGAAAGGAACCCGCTGAACCTGTCGTTAAAGCGGGGACAAAGAAGGATGTCCCGGCGCTCAAGGTCGATGTGCCTGACGCCCTGCGCAAGTTTACGCAGAAGGGCGCAGAAGTGGACGACGAGTAATATGGACCACCGAGGCTACAGCGCGCGGATTGTCGAAACCAACTCCCATGCTTCTGATAGCCTCGGTGTTCTATTAGGCCGGTTCTGTATTTCTAGGGATATCTCCGCTACGGAAGTAGCGGAATATTTCAACGTGTCCAAGATGACCATATACACATGGTTTGTCGGTAAAGCTGAGCCAAGACGAAAACACCAAGATAGAATCCAATCCATATTAAAAAATGGAGGTTGGGCATAACGCCGTTTCGGGGTGAAACCACAGTGACATTATCAGAATTCTTATCACTCGTTCTAGCGCAGGAAGGATACTACTGCATTCAAGGGTTCCGGGGGGACGCCAACAAAATTTATTTTTGCGACACGCAAGCTGAGGCTGAGGTTAAGATAGATTGGCTGATACGACAGCAGTACGATGTTTATTTTGGAGTAGCTAAATATAAAACCGACGATAGCCGCAAATTTACCAATGTGGATTGCTTGCAAGTTTTCATGCTTGATATTGACTGCGGCCCAGGTAAAAACTTCGTAAGCAAAGAACAGGGGTTAGATTGTCTAGACAATTTCTGTATCCATAATGGGCTATATAGTCCTACATTACTCGTAGATTCCGGCAATGGAGTGCACGCCTACTGGGTCATGGATGGGCCTGTCCCACGAGATACTTGGAAAGCCTCTGCGGAAGCGCTAAAGCGGCTTTGTAGGGAATCGGGGTTCGATGCTGACCCGAGCGTGACGGCAGATGCGGCGCGCATTATGCGAGTGCCGGGGTCCTACAACTATAAATCTGACCCGCCATTGCCAACGGCGATACTACTACCACAAGGCGCTGTCCTATCCTTTGAGCAGTTTCGCACAAGTGTAAAAGCGGTTGGGGAGCTGCCCCCCGCGCCGTCCCACATTCCCAGAGAGCCCTCCGAGTTGATGAAGCGCCACCAGGAGCGCACGCGCAAGCTATTTAAGATCCTCACGGACAAGATAAAGGCGGGGCTTGGATGCGCGCAGATGGAGCGCATCATTGACCATCAGACCACTATCCTACACGACGCATGGCGGTCGGGGTTGTCCATTGCAAGGAACTGTGAGGATTGGGGGACCGCTATCTATGATA